CGAGGAAGTCTGGCGCGAGGGGGAGTTGTGAAGCGCACAAGCAAGCCTCGCCAGCGGCCCACCGAGGCCGACAAGTGGCGCCAGTACGAGACGGGTAAGCGCGAGATCGGCGACACCGCGAAGACGGCCGAAGAGTATGACGAGCGCCTCAAGTGGCTCGTCGCGGAGTTGGGACTGTGAGCTGGTTCTACGTCGACGATGGGTTCTACGACCACCCTAAGCTGGGGAAGCTGCCGCCTAAGGTGCGCATGCAGTGCGTGGGGCTGTGGACCTTGGCGGGCGCGTGGTGCCGCAGGAAGCTGCAAGGTGGGAAGGTTCCAAGGTTCCAAGTCGAGCACCTTGGAGGCACTAAGGCTGCCGCTGAGGCGTTGGTGGACTGCGGACTGTGGGAGCGCGACGGCGACGACTACCAGTTCCATGACTGGAGTGAGTGGCAAGAGACGCCGGAGGAGCTTGCCGTCAAGCGCGAGAAGGGAGCTGCGCGCCAAGCTAAGTGGCGTGACAAGCGACGTGACAACCGCGTTGGTGACGCGCGCGTAACGCCGTTACGTGACGCCATAGGTAACGCGTTACTAACGGGCCTGTCACCGGGAGATCCCTCTCCCTCTCCCTCTGCTTCGCAGAGATCCCCCTTACCCCCTTCGGGGCTTTCCGCGTCGGCAGGCCAAGAGGTCCGCGAAGGCTGGGCAGCGGCGTGGTTTGCAGCAAACGCAGGAGCACCTCCCGTGCTTGCTGGGCAGACCTTCGCAGCGGCCGTGGAGTTTGCCCGGCAGGTCGCCAAAACCCACGAGAAAACCCTGTTCGAAGCCGCGAAGGCGATCGCATCGCAGGTGCTCAAAACCAACAAAAACCCGCGAGAAATCCCGTTTGACCTGGCTCGGGTGGACCCGTTCGCGATCGCCCCACCACGTGCTCCGCAGCCCTTGCCGCCAGCGCAGATTGGGCCGCTGCCATGACCGCGACCGCTGACCGCGAGCTTGAGCGCATGGCCCTCGGGGCGTGCATCGTGGACCCGAGCAAGCTGCTCGACTGCGGCCTGGTGGAGGCTGATTTCGCCCACCGTGAGCACCGCGTGATTTGGGCCGCGATGCTGCACATCCACGCGGACGGGCAGGACGTGAACACCGTAAGCCTACGGGCTCGGCTGCTCGACGAAAACAAGCTCGCTCAGGCTGGCGGCGACGATGAGCTGCTTGGCCTGACTGACGGCATCCTGCCGGCCGTGCTGCCGCTTGAACGGCTCAAGCGCCTGACACGCTTGCGACGGCTCGCAGACGCCCTCAGGAGCGCACAGGCGGCCGTGGCGCAGGGCGACGAGGCCACGGCGCTGGCGGAGCTTGAGGCGGGCACAGGCGAGGTCCGCAAGAGCCAGGAAACGCGGGCGGTGATCGTGACCGCAGGCGACATGGCCAGCGAGTGGATTGAGCGCCAGATGCGCGGCCCCACCGAGGGAACCATCTCGCCAGGGCTGCCCGTGCTCAAGCGCCTGATTGGCCGCTGGGAGCCGGGGAACATGACCGTGATCGGCGCAGCGACAAGCGTGGGCAAGAGCTCGCTTGCGCTCGAGATTGCCCTGGGCGCGATCCAAGACGGCGAGTCGGTGGGCTGGGTGAGCGTCGAGGATGCCCACGTGATCACCACGGGCAGGCTCATCGCGGCGCTCAGCGGCGTGAGTGCACGGGCACTGCGCAACGTGTCGCAAGCGCACAGCACGTGGGCACGAGTGGACCGCGCGTGCTTCGAGCTGCGGCGCATCGGGAGTCGGTTTTCGGCGGCGTACTGCGCGGGGATGAACGAGCAGGACATCATGACCCGCATGACCATGATGGCTCGCGAAGGCGCGAAGATCATCGTGGTGGACTACGTGGGACGCGTGAAGCTGTCTTACCGTGAGCAGGACCGGCGCAACGAGGTCCGCATCATCACGGGCGCACTGAAGGACCACGCTTTCGCCCTCGGCGTGCACCTTGTGCTGGTGTCGCAGCTGGCACGGCCGAGCACCAGGGACCCGTCGACCGAGCCCACCAAAAACAGCTTCAAAGAGGCGTCGGACATCGAAGATGGCACCGAGTACGCGATTCTGATGTGGCGCCAGGTCGAAGACGATTTCGCGCCTATCTACTGCAAGCTCGGAAAGAGTAAGGTCGGCGGCACGGGTAAGATCTGGATGATGCAGCGCGAGCTTTGCCGGCCTGGCAGTAACGCGCTTGACGGCAGCGGCAGGCTCATCGAGGTGCAGCCGAGCACGTGGTCAGCGCCCATCGACGACAACGGCGAGCAGGTGGAGCTGCGCCCAGTGTTCCGCGACCCCACGGGCGCAGAGAGGTGGAGTGTATGACCACCTACTCCTTCGTCGTGCAAGGCCCGCCACAGCCCAAGCAACGCGCCCGCTCAGGCAAGGGCGGACGGCACTACACGCCCGCAGCAACCGTCAGGTACGAGAGCGTGGTGCGCGCCATCGGCTCGCTACGTAAGCCGCCAGGGTGGCCGATGGACGGCATCTATCACCTGACGGTCGTGGCGTGCTTCGCGGACAGGCGACCGCGCGACATCGACAACGTGGTCAAGGCGGTCAGCGACGCGCTCAACCGCGTGGCCTTCGACGACGACAACCAGGTGGTGCGCGTGAGCGCAGAGAAGCACGTGGACCCGGCGAACCCGCGCACTGAAGTCACGGTGCAGTGGGTGGGCGAGCGGGTGGCACCGAAGCGTAAGGGGAGGACAGCATCATGAGGGACAAGAAGCTATCGCCGCACGCTGAGGCGCTGCGGAAGTTCAAGGCGGACCCAACCACGTACGTGGAGAAGGAGGCGCGGCTGATGTCCAGGCTCGCTGAGGGACTGCCCACGCCGCAAGCGCCAGCATCGGCGAGCGTTGAGACGGTGGAGATGGAGGCGGTGAAGCTCGAATCAGACAGCGATGTGCAGCAGGCAAAAGAGCAGTGAACATTGCATAGGGCGTGCCAAGTGGACAAAACCCGACAGAAGGCTCCAGCCGGTCAGCGCAAGACAGGACGCAACGCGCCGCGTCACATGCAGGCGTCGTCGCCTGAGCGAGTGGTCATCGACCAGCGGCGCAAAGAGATGCTCGACCTGAGGGTCAAGGGCTACTCGCTGCGCGCCATCGCGGACAAGTTGGGTATGCACCACTCCAGCGTGGGCGAGGCAATCGCGGCCGAGCTTGACGCGATCAAGCGCGAGCCAGCCGAAGAGCTCATGAAGGTAGAGCTTGAGCGCATGGACGCGATGCTCGTGGCGCTGTGGCCGAAGATCCAGAAGGGCGACACCTACAGCGTGGACAGCGCGCTCAAGGTGATGGCTCGCCGCGCGAAGCTGCTGGGCCTCGATGCGCCCGCAGTCACCAAGAACGAAAACCACCACATGGGCAAGGGCGACGAGCCTATCCGCGTGTCGGTGACGCCTGAGCAAGCGTTGGCCGAGCTGCGCGAGGAGTTGGCCGACAACCCTGAGCTGCTCAAGAAGCTTACGGGGGCGGTATGAGCGACGAGCCATGGGCGGCAGTGCACTTCGCTTCGGCGTACCACATCGAACGAGAGTGGATTGCTTCGTTCGGCGGCTTCAACTGCGCCGTCATCAAGTTCGGCGATGAGTTTCGTTGGCCGCTTGGGTGGCGCTGGTACGTGATGCTTCGAGACGACGCGATGCATCCTCGTCTCGAAGGTGTCGAGGACTCGCAAGCGTCTGCGATGGCTATGGCGGAGATAGTGGCGCGTGCGGCAGCGTTCGCACAGCAGCCGCACAAGGGGCGGCGCAAGGTGAATCTAGTGGGCGCTCTGAGTTGGAACCGGAAGGTTAGAGAGGCTCCATGACCCTCCCCCACGTCATCACCGACATGCGCGAGCACGACCACGAGCTGGTGGTGGACTCGTGGCTATCGAGCTACCGCAACTCACCCGCGACGCACGACACGCCAAGCGGCCTGTACTACCGCAGGCAGCGTAAGGTCGCGATGCGCCTACTCGGCCACAGCGACGTGAAGGTCGCGCGCCCACCTGACTGGCCTGAGGGGGTGCTGGGGTGGCTGTGCGCGGAGCAGTGCGAGGACACGTTCGTGTTGCACTACGGCTACGTCAAGGCGCCTTACCGCCGTCACGGGCTGGGGCGCGCGTTGATCACGGCGTTTGAGCCACACGGACGGATGGTGTTCACGCACCTGCGACCGCCGTACACAGATTACTTGCGGAACATGGGATTCTCCCACGCGCCGCACTATGCAAGCGTAAGGTTTAGGGGAGGCCAACATGGCTGAGAAGATCGAATACGTGCACGTCCACTTTCACCAGGCCGTCACATCGCCACGCTCGGCACGTCCGAGCAAGAGCGATGCGAGCGTGTTCCTCGACGCATTCAGTGACGACGGCGAGGGGCGCGCGACGAGCCGCAAGCGGATCCTGAGGCTTGAGCGCGAGGGCGACGTGTTGATCGCGACGCACTTGGAGTCAGGTCGCATTCGCGATTACCCGTGGAGCGCAGCGCGTCAGGCCACGCGGGCTGATGAGCGGTACGAGGACAACGACCCGCGCACCGGGAAGCTGAAGCCGCAGCCAGCGGCAAAGAGTAAGACGCAATGACCAGTAAGACCCGGCGCACCCTGCGCTTGATTGCGGCGCTCGCCCCGGAGCCACCTGGCCCGAAGGAGTACGCAGACACGCCATACGGGCGCGCTGAGGTGTGGCGAGACGAGTATGGGACACCCCACTACACCATCGGAAAGCCAGGAAGGATTGTGATGCCATGAAAGTCGAAGCCGGACGCGCCGACGTCAACGCGATGATGGTCAAGGTCGCCCGTCAGATGGCCGAGGACCGAGCCGAAGCGCGGCGCAAGCTCGCATCGGGCCAGGTGGCCTACGACTACGAGACGCGCGACCAGATAGCCGTGATGCAGACGCCTGCGCCTGCGCGCGAGTTCGACCCGCTACGGGAGCCGCGGACACGGTGGGCCACCATCGGTGAGCTACCGTTCGGGCTCGAGCCGCTCATCGTCGAGGGCAGCCCCGGCGAAGCTGCCGCGAACGGGTGGGACCTGCGCACCCTGCTCACTCGCCGGCTGCATCGCGCGTATCGCAACGCGTTGACGGCGGGCAAGATCATGAACATCAAGGACGCGTCCGAGCGAGCCAAGCGCGCGGACATCTACGTCGCGAGCTTGGGACTGGAGGCGGGGTTATGAGCACACTCAGCGACTTCGAGATTACGCCAACACTCAGCGCTAAGCGGTGCCTGCACGGGAGCGACTTCGACGGCGAAGGCGGCATCGTCGAGCTCTACGGCATCACGGGTCACGAGTTCAACTACACAGGCATGCTGAGCCTTGAGCAGACCAAGTCGCTCATTGCGGTGCTGTCTGCCGCGGTTCGGGAGCGAGAGAACACGCTCGCCTGGGAGGCCAAAGGTAAGCCATGACCATGGCCAAAAAAGCATTCAGCGGCGAGTGGGACGGCACGGAGTACGCGCGCTACCGCGCCATCCTCAGGGAAACACATGCCCGAGACGGCATGACGCCGTTCTACTCGGTTGGCGACGGCGGTTGGTGCGACTGGACCGCGCCCGAAGTCTTGTTCAAGGGAGAGCACTCTCTCACCCGCACGCCTTACGGTTACATGCCGACCGAAGCGGTGCAGGAGATGCTGCGGCTACGAAGCGAGTTCGATCGCGGCGGCTGGTGGACCGTGCTCGCGTGGGTGGCTGAGTGCGTGCGCATGCGGGACACCACGGAGCGCGCCTACCACGGCCTAAAGCGCCTCGAAGACGTGGCCAATCGAGCCATCGCGCACGGAGAACGCCTCAAGGCTCGCGTGGCGGAGCTGGAAAGCGTCATCAAGCGCGTGAACCAGCTCGGCGGCGAGATGCGCCATGTGGAGCGAGATGAGGACCTGGACCACGACGGCACGCATCCGTTGGCGGTGGTCATCAGTCACCTTGCAAAGGCGCTCGGCAAAGAGTGCAGGATGGACTGATGGACGCCCTGACCCGCTACGCGATGCTCCGCGCTGTAGAGCGCAGGACGCGCCGCGCGTGGGAGGGGCAGCTATTCAGGCAGCAACGTAAGGTCATCAACTCGCCCGCGCGCCTGAAGGCGATTCTGTGCGGGCGCCGTGCGGGTAAGACGGTCACCGCAGCGGCGGGGCTGGCCAACGCGCTCAACGATGCCGACTTCGACGAGGCGGTGGTGTACGCCGCTCGTACGCGCGCCATCGCGAAACGCCTCATTTGGGCCAAGTTGCACAAGTGCGCTCGTGATGGTGGGCGAGCCGACTGGAAGTTCAGCGAGTCAGACCTGACCATCACAAACAGTAAGGGCGGCTTTCTGATCGTGGTGGGGCTCGACAAGCCCGCCGAAATCGAAAAGCTCCGCGGTCTCAAGATGCGCCGCTTCATCGGCGACGAGCCAGCGACGTACACCGCGATTCTGCAGGCGCTCTATGACGAAATCCTAGAGCCGGCCTTGATGGACCTCGACGGTGACGTGTGGCTGATGGGCACGCCCGGCCCGATTCTCGCGGGCTTCTGGTACCAGGCATCCACGCAGCAGGAGGGCTACGAGGACTGGGAGCCGCACCACTGGACGATGTTCGACAACCCGCACACGCCAGACGCGCAGGCCTACCTTGACCGCGTACTCAAGCGTAAGGGCCTCGAGGCGTCAGACCCCACGATCCAGCAGGAATACTACGGGCGGTGGACGGCAGACGACTCCGCGCAGGTCTACCGCTACGTGCCGGCAAAGAACGACCATACAGGCCTGCCCGCGGGCTACGACCCGCGCAAGTGGGTGCATACCGTGTGCGTCGACTTCGGCGTCGTGGATGACTTCGCCTGGACGGTGGAGGCGAGCCACCCGCACAGCGAGCAGTGCTATTTCGTGGAGAACGGCGCGGGCGTGGGCTTACTGATCGACCAGATGGCCGACATCGTGTTGCGCCTGACGGCCACCTACAACGTGCACTTTCTCGGCGGTGACCCGGGCGGTGGCGGCAAGGCGCTGATCGAGCAGTGGAACCAGCGCTACGCAGCACGTGCAGGCGGCATGCTGATGGTGGCCGTCGAGAAGACGGAAAAGCGCGCAGCTATTGACGTGGTGAACACCGACCTACGCACCGGCAGGCTGCTCCTATGCCAGGACGCTTGCGCGCCGCTGGGTCAGGAGCTTACACTTCTGCCGTGGGCGGACGCCAAGCGACTCAAGGAGCACCCGAGCTACCCGAACAATCGGGCGGACTCAGCGCTCTATACGCACCGGCATCACCGCGCGTACCTGCACTCACTACCCCGGATCGAGCCGAACATAAGCAGGCTCGCCCCCGACGATCCCACTCGCATTGCGCTGGAAGAACGGCAGTTCTCACGCAGTAGCGAGCGGGAGTGGTGGCAGGATTAGCTGCCGAACAAGCCGAGTTCGTGTCCCTGGTTCGCAGCCTGCGCGAACTGGGGGCGACGCGCGTCCGCTGGAATCACTTCGAGGCCGCTTTCGCCGCCCCGGCCGAAGCGCCTACTGCCGAGCCTGAGCGCAAGAGCGCCCGCGTCAGCTTGTCCACGTCCGAGATGGACGAGCTGGAAGAGCTACGCGCCATGCGTCGCCGTGCCGACGAGATGGGCCTGGAGGTCTGATGCCAAGCGCACGCCCGGCCCCCACCACCAAGCACGTCGGCGGCAAGCCGATCGCATCGCGTTGGTGGCTCGCGGACGAAAGTAAGGTGCATCAGGAGGTGTTCGCGACCGTCGAGCACATCCGCCAGTCGTCTGAGCGTCGCCGCACGCAGGACATGCACCACATGCGCCTGTACGGCAATCTCGACGTGGCCGGCGCAGGCTGGCAGGCCGACCGCCGCATGTTCGGCGACGACGGCCGCATGCGGTACAACCTGTGCTCTTCGGCGGTGGACACTGCCGCGAGCATCATCGCGCAGCAGCGCCCCAAGCCGATGTACCTCACGCAGGAGGGCGACTACGGACTGCAGCGTCAGTCGCGCCTGCGCACGCGTGTGCTTGAAGGCCAGCTCTACGACGTGGGCGCCTACGACCTGATGCCCGAAGTGTTCGTGGACGCGGGCGTGCTGGGCACAGGCTGCCTGTACGCTTACCTGTGCCCCGAAAAGAACGAGCCAGCCGTCGAGCGCGTCTTGCCGCTTGAGCTTTTCGTGGACCACCACGACGGGCTTTCCCGCAAGCCGCGCAGCATGTACCGCCGCCGCTTGATCGCACGTGAGGCCCTCGAGGCGCTCTACCCGAAGTGCGCCAAGATCCTGAAGGAAGCGCAGGGGCCCAGCGCGAACGACAAGACTGACCTGTGGCTCAACCGCGACACCGCGATCGACCAGGTTGTGGTCGTCGAGAGCTGGCACTTACCGAGCGGCAAGGACGCGAAAGACGGTAAGCACGTCATCGCGGTTTCGTCGGGCTCGCTCAAGGTTGAGCCGTGGGACCTCGATATCTTCCCGTTCGCCTTCTACCGCTGGAAGAAGCGTCAGGTCGGTTTCTGGGGCATGGGCATCGTCGAGGAGTGCCGCGACGGCCAGGTGCAGATCAACCACATGATTCGGCGCGCTGAGGAGCTGCGCAGGCTCGGCGCCAATACGTGGATGCTCGTTGACCAGAACGCGGACGTGCGCGTTGAGAAGGTCACGAACGAGCCCTTGAGCCTCATCCGGTGGAACAGTAAGGGTGCGCGCCCCGAGTTCCTCACGGTGAACCCGACTCCGCCTGAGCTTCAGGTGGAGATCGACCGCATTCGCGAGCAGCAGTTCGCTCAGCTCGGACTGTCGACGATGACCGCTGAGGGCAAGAAGCCCGCGGGCCTTGACTCGGGAGCCGCCCAGCGCGCTTACGATGACATCGGCAGCCGCCGCCACGTGATGAACGCGCGTGGCTACGAGGAAGCCTACATGGAGCTTGTGCGCTTGCTCGAGGCGCTCAACGAAAAGGCAGCCGCCGACAAGGGTAGTCTTACGCTGATGGCGCGCACGACCCGCGGGCGCGCGACGCTCGTCAGTCAGGTGAAGTGGAGCTCGATCAAGCTCCCCGAAAACCGCTACCGCCTTACCATGTTCCCCACATCGGCATTGCCTTCGACCCCCGCGGGCAAGATGGCGGCCGTGTCCGAGTGGATTGCATCGGGCTTTATCTCGAGGCCGTACGCACAACAGCTGCTCGACTTCCCTGACCTCGACGCCGCAGCGCGCATGGAGCTCGCGGACCTCGACGCCGTCATGCACGACGTGGAGCGCATGCTCGACGAGGAGGCTGCGTACCCCGAGCCGTTCATGAACCTGATGCTTGCAGCCGACGTGTGCCGCAAGGCGTACCTGCAGGCTCGCTGCCAGGGTGCGCCGGAGTCGGTGCTCGACCTGATGCGCAGCTACATCGACGACTGCAAGCAGCTCATGCAGCCCCCACAGCCTCCCGCCGACGCAATGGTGCCCGGCGGTCAAGACCCACTCGCGCTACCCGCGCAGACTCCGATGGCGCCGTCCATGGAGCAGGCAGGTGGACCGATGATGTAAGTGACAACCGACGCCGTAGTAAGCGCGCCAGACGCGCCCACGCAGGCCGCTGAGCCTGTCCCCCTCGTGAAGCTTCCCGATGGCGGCCAACGCCTCATGTCGCCGCGCGATGCAGCCGTAGCGGCTGTGCTGGCCAAGCGTGCCGCACAGGCTCAGGACAAGGCGCCCGCCGCCCCTGAGATGCCCCCGGAGCCACCGGCCGCACCCGCTGCCGCTGCTCCTGAGCCCGTGCCTGCGCCCAAGGCCGACGACGCCTCGCTGCGTGAGGCCCGGCTCATGCAGCAGATGCAGCAGAAGGAGCGCGAGGCCTACGAGACCAAGCGTAAGGCTGAGGAGCTTGAGGCACAGCTCAAGGCGCGTGACGAGCGCGAGGCCAAGCGTAAGGCGAACCCCATCGAGGCGCTCAAGGACCTCGGCTACACGTACGAGGACATCACCAAGGGCATCGTGGAGGGTAAGTTTACCCCCGCGTCGCCTGAGCAGCTCGCCATCGAGGGCACAAAGTCCGAGCTTCAACAGCTCAAAGATCAGCTCGACGCGATCAAAGCCGAGCGAGACCAAGCGCGTCAGGCTCAGGCGGTCACGCAGCAAGCCGAGCAAATCGGCGAAGCGCTCAAGCGTGACGAGGTGGCGGAGAAGATCCCTTACCTCGCTGCGATGCCGTGGGCTGCGAAGCATCTAGCGGACTACGCGCTCAAGAATCCAGGCGCGGACGTGGACGAATACGCCGTGCAGCTCGACGCTCAGATCGCACGTGAGAGCACGGCTCTTACCAGCGATCGCGTCCTGAAAAGACTACTCGCCGACGAGGCGACGAAGACCAGAGTGATGGCCTTACTCGGCATCACTAAGCCAGCAGAACAGCCAGCCCAGCAAGCCGCAACGGGCACCAGCCGAGGGAATGGTCCTTCGGCAATACCGAGCTCTGCCGCTGCCGACCCGGGGACACGTAAGGCGCCATCGCGCGCTGTGACCGAGGCGGAGCGCAAAGCCAACGCAGTCAAAGCCGTGCTCGCAAAGCGCGCGGCGGGCTGAGAGGTGACCTGTGGCCGCTCTAAGCATTACCGACCTTACTGACGCTCTCAAAGAGCTGTACCCCGATGGCATGGACGAGCAGATGGTCTACAAGAACCATCCCTTGCTCGGCATGGTCAGCCGGCGAAAGGACTTCGGAGGTCGTTACCTCCATGTGCCGATTCGCTACGGCAAGCCTCAGAAGCGCTCGCACACGTTCGCGAACGTGCAGAGCAGCTCTGCCAACTCCAAGTACGATGCGTTCCAAGTCACGCGCGTCAACGACTACGGCTCGGGCGAAATCTCGGGCGAAGCCGCCGACGCCGCGAAGATGGGCGATGCGACGATTTTCATCGACGCAGTCAAGGGCGAGTCTGAGGGTGCACTCAGCTCGCTCGGCGACAACCTCGGTAAGGAAATCTACCGCGGCACGTCGGGCTCTCGCGGTCAGGTCGGCACGGGCACTGCCTCGCCGATCACCCTGAGCAACGTCGAGGACATCTATTACTGGGAGGTCGGCATGTCGTTCACCGCGAACGACACCGACAACACAGTGACCCCGCGCTCCGGCACGGGTGTCGTCACCAACATCGACGAGGACACGGCTCAGATCACCTACTCTGGCACGATCACGTCGCTCGCAGTCGGTGACTACCTGTTCATCGCAGGCGACGAAGGCCTTGCGGCGGCAGGTCTCGACGCGTGGGTCCCCTCCGCTGCGCCGACCTCGACGCTGTTCTTCGCCGTGGACCGCACGACCAGCACGCGCCTGAGCGGCATCCGCTTCCCGGGCAGCGCGTACGCACCCGAAGAGGTGTTCATCCGTGCGCGTGCTCGCGCCGCTCGTTCGAGCTGCCGACCTGACTACTACTTCATGAACCCCAAGGACATGGCCAACTTCGAGGTGGCACTGTCCGGCCAGCGCGAGACGGATACGAACACCTACGACATGGGGTTCGAGTACGTCCGAGCTTACGGTGTCAAGATCGTCGACGATCCTGACTGCCCCGTGGGCGTGGCGTGGGGCATCACGATGGAGGCCTTCGGCTGGGCCACCATGGGCGACGCTCCGCGCGTCATCAACAACGACAGCTTGGAGCTGCTCCGCAGCGCTACGGCTGACTCCTACGAGATGCGCGTGGTCGCGCGTCACAACTTCTACAGCGACGCGCCTGGATTGATCATGCGCATCGCGCTGCCGACCTGAGGTTGATGTCATGACCCAGGCAGGCACAGCGAACTTTGAAGCCAGAGTTCCGCACAACAAGTCGGTCATCGTTTCTGGCTCGTTCCTTCCGAACGGGTCCAGCGCGGTGGCGACGACTTACGGTGCGATCGGGTGGACTGTTGCGCGTCAAAGCGCAGGCGTTTTCAGAATCACCTTCACTCGACAGTTCAACAACTTCATTTCGGTGGTGGTGGGTCTCACGACCGACCAAACCACCGCGGACCAGCAGCTTCACGTGGGCAACTACACCCTGCCCACGGCGACGGCGAACGGTTACTTTGACATCACCTATCGACTGGCAGCAGTCGCAACCGACATCACCGCTTCGGCGGCCCTGCGGCGAATCAACTTCGTCGCGGTGCTTGCTGAGAGCGACGTGCCAGGGAACGGTGTCTGATGTCTGACGGTAAGCTCATCCTTGGGTTGCTCGGCGAAAAAGCCTCAGGCCCCAAGCCCAAGGGTGGGCGAGCCACCGAAGCGCGCAAGGCCGCTGCAAAGGCTCTGCTCGCTGCCATCGAGGCCAGAGACGCCGAAGCACTCAGCGAGGCTCTAGGCCTGCACGGAAGCTGCAAAGACGACGTAGACGGGGAGTAAGGTCGAATGCGTACGATATCGTTCAGCACATTGCGTGAAGCGGTTCGTACGCGTTACGACCTGCCCGCTTTCAGCACGACCACCAAGCCGACGACCACCCAGGTCAACGCGCTGATCAACGAGTCATGCTCGCGGTTCAGCGCCTTACTGTGTGCGGCTTACGGTGATGACTACTTCACGACCGTGGCAACGCTCTCGACGGTGGCGAGCACGTCCACCACGGCGCTGCCATCGGCGTTTTACAAGCTCAGGTCGCTCATCTGGCTTCGCGGCACGGATGACCCGGTGCCGATTCACCGCGCGTCCATCGAGGACTACGCGCGTCTTTCGCTTCTCAGCGCCCGCGCGTGGACCGAGGAGAAGCCCAAGTACCGATTCAGCGTGGGCTCGTACCTGACGTGGCTCCCGACGCCCAGCGCCGTCTACAGCGTGCAGTGCACCTACGTGGCGACGCCCGTGGACCTGTCGGCGGATGGCGACACGGCCGAGGTGGGCCCCGGCTGGAACGAGTGGATCGTGGCGGACGTGTGCGCGAAGCTCGCGCAGAGCCGCGAGGAAGACCCGAGCGTGTTCCTGTCTGAGCGTGCCGACAGTGAACGGCGCATCAAGGAGCAAGCGCCCGATCGCGACGAGACCGAGCCCACCGCGGTGCGCGACGTCTCGCGCTCTCGGCTGATGTCTGACCATCAGATCCGCGACTACCTGACGAGGTACGGCTGATGCCGCGCGGCCCCACGATGCAGATCCCCAACGTCAACGCCCCGGTGAAGGGCGCGGACGCGTTGGACTTCGCGCGCACGCTTCGGCAGTGCTCGATCGTCAACGGTCGCGTCGTGTCGGTGACGTTCTCCGCGGCAAACACGGCGCAGGTAAGGCACGGCCTTGGGCGCCGATACGCGGGCGCCATGATCATCGGGCAGACCGCGCAACACACTCAGAGCATCAGCGCTGTGGACCCGGCGACTTGGGAGCTCAGCGGCAACGACCCCACGGTCTACCTCGGCGTGGCTGCCGGTAGCTCGGGCGGCGCGACTTACTCCGGCACCGTTTACCTATGGGTGTTCGTGGCGCTTGTCGTGCTTTTACGTGTCTCGGAGGCGGCGGCATGAAATCTGAGTTCATCGACGCCGGCGATGGCACTTGCTTGGTCCCACTGACGCAGGGGAAGCACGCAATAGTCTCGCGCGAAGACGCCGAGCGTGTCTGCCGATACAAGTGGTGCGCCGTTAGAACTGGTCGCTTGTTCTACGCCGTGTCGTCGATTGAAGGAAAAATGGTGTACATGCATCGGTTCCTTGTAACCGCGACGCAGCCTCACGAGGTCGACCACATCAATCACGATGGGCTTGACAACACGCGTCAAAACCTGAGGGTTGCAACACACCAGCAGAACATCCGTAACGCGCGAAAACGCAAAGGGTGCACTTCGCGGTTCAAAGGCGTTTCGTTTCACGCTGAGACACGCAAGTGGCAGGCTCACTTCTACAAAAATGGGAAGAGCATCGGGCTCGGCCTATTTGCCTCAGAAGAGGCTGCCGCTTTGGCTTACAACGCGGCAGCATCCGCTGAGTACGGCGAGTTTGCGTTGCTGAACGAGGCTGTCTGATGGCTGTCCTGCAGAAAAAGGAAGTCGAGATTCCGCTCAACGGCGGGATGAACACGTCCGCGGGCGCTGAGTACCAGTCCGTCGAGACCATGCGCAACGTGCTCGATTTGCGGCTCAACGCCGATGGCGAGTATGAGAAGCGGCCCATGTACACGCCTGTGATGGGCGCCACGGACCCATCGAACGGGGCCTACACCGACCTTACCATTGATGGAATCGTCGAGTCTCGCGGCGAGGTGTACGGCCTGACTCGCGGCTTCGGCGTGCTCAACGAGGACGGCAAGTATGTCGGCGGCGGCGGCTCCGACATCTCGCTCGGTGCCATCCCGTTCGTCACCACGCTTGCCCCGATGGCCGCACGCGTCGGGCGTCTTACCGTTGACCGTGCGAGCGCGAGCAACACTGAGCAGGGCTTTCAGAGCGCGGCGTCGTGCGTCTACAACTCCACGACGCTGATCCTCGTGTCGTGCTCCTACTCGAGCTCCGGCAACGGCTGCATCCTGCGCCTGCAAGCGCTGGACATCAAGACGGGCGCTGTGATCGCACAGGTGATGTATGACAACGACACGGTTACCTCGGCACGATGGGCGGTCGACTGCTGCGAGAACACGGACGCCAGCGCGCCCGGTGCGGTAATCACGTGGGCTTTCGGCAACGCCGCGCCCTACTCGATTCGCAAGTATCGCTACCTCGCCAACAGTAAGACTTTCGTCTATGACACGCTGCTCGTCAACGCAGGCGCGGCAGCTGTGCAGCATCGGATCAAGACGTCCCCCACCGCGGCGGGGCGCTTCATCCTCGCGTACACGAATCAGATGGGGCCTGTGCTCAACGCGCACGACATCGCGTGCACGGCGGGCACGATCGGCACGGCCATCAGCTCGCACACGGGCACGCATCCGGCATCGGGCGGCATCGACATCGCGATCGACGGGACCAACATCCTCATCGCGAGCATTTCCGCCGCGGCGGTCGGCAACACCGTCTACGCCGAGCGCTACGGCACTCCCGCGGCCGCCATCGCAGTGGCCACAGCCGCGGGCACGGACTACTACCACGCGGTCGCGGTGGGGCGCGAAACGTCGCAGACGATCACGTCACGTGCCGTTCTGTGGGCAACGCTGACTGACCTGAGCTCGGCCGTGTCTGCCGGCTACTACGTTGAGACGCTTGGCGGCCTGCTCGACTTCTCCGCAACGACGGTTGTTGAGACGATTTCCCTGGGCATCACCACACAGCCCAACGCGCACCTGATCGGCTTTGGCTGCTCGCACGGAAACCGCGCCTTCTGCCTGATGGGCATGGCCTCGAGCTACCTGACCGAGGAGCCATCCGCGATGTTCGTGCGCGGCGGTGAGTCTTACGCGAGCTCGCTGATGGTCGACCAGCCCATCGCGCGAGTCGCTCACGACATCCTGTCATTCCTCCCGCAGACGCCGGTCGTAACGAACCTGCTGAGCACGTTCGTTGTGGGCAACACGCTCTACTCGGTGGTCACGACCGACCCGTCCGAGGACACGATGGACAGCGACGGGCGGCGCCTGCCTCAGACGCTCTCGCTTGTGCGGTGCGAGCTTGGAAAGCCCGTCACCTACGCGAAAAAGGATGGCGTGGCGTCAGTCGCGGGGGGCGTGCTGTTCGACATCGACGGCGCCAACGCGATGGTGGCGCAACACCAGTGCAAACCGACCGTAAGGCTCGACGTGAGCGGCGGCACCGGTCAGACGGGCACGTTCCTTGTCACCGCCATCTATCGCTGGGTGGACGCCGCGGGGCGAGAGCATCGCAGCGCGCCCGCGATCCCCGTAAGCACGGGCGCCATCGTGAACAAGGCGATCAACGCCTATGTGACGCGTCCCCCGTGGGAGGTGTTCTCAGACACGATCGGGGTGCGGACCTACTCGATCGACGTGTACATCACGGCGGATGGCGGCAGCACTTACTATCTCGCCAACACGGCCGCAGGTCGCAAGCGCACGTCGTTCTCGACGGGTGGCGGATACCGTCTCTACACGACGCTGCTGCCTGGCGTCGCCGGCAACCCACAGCCTTACTCCATGGGCGACGGCGATGACGCGCTGGTCAGCGAGCCGCCTCCTGCGTTCCTCGCGGTGGTGACCATCGGTGACCGCATGTGGGGCATCGATGCCGAGGACCGCACGCGCATCTGGCCTTCGAAGCCATTCGAGGACGGCTATGCAGTCGAATGGAACACAGCCAACACCCTTACTATCGGAGATGAGGGCGTCGGAATCACGGACCTCAACGGCGTGCCCACCATCCTGGGTGAGCACGGCATCTGGCAGATCTACGGCGAAGGCCCCAACGCATTGGGCGTCGGCTCTTTCGCGCCAGCTCGACGCCTGCCTCAAGAGGTTGAGTGCCTTGACCCGTTGAGCGTGTGCAAGACCAACGTCGGCACGTTCTTCCGCGCGCGTAAGGGCGTGATGCTGCTGGGCAACGACGGCAGCCTGCAGGAGGCGAGTGCACCGATCTCGGGTGAGCTTACGGTCACGGGAGACCCAACGGGTTACTGTCGCATCGCCTACGATGAGCTGATGGACGAGGTGCACGTGCGCGACTTCAACGACGCGCATTGGGTGCTCAACCTGAACGAGAACAAGTGG